CTCAAACGTCCAGATGCTATCACAGCAGATGGGTTCTCTGTTGCGTGCAGCGGTAGATACGGAAACTGTCAATGGCGAGAAAGCTTTCTTTGACCAAGTAGGATCAGCGGCTGCTGTTCTACGCACATCACGCCACGCGGACACACCTATTGTGGACACACCACACTCACGCCGCATGGTTACTATGTCTGACTACGAGTACGCAGACTTGATTGACGATCAAGACAAAGTGCGTTTGCTTGTTGATCCGACATCAACATACAGCCGTGCTGCTGCTGCTGCTATGGGTCGCGCAATGGATGATGTCATCATTGCTGCTGCTCTAGGTACAGCGTACACAGGTAAAGAGGGTTCAACATCAACAACGCTACCATCAGATCAGAAAATTGCAGTTGCATCATCTGGTTTGACAATTGCGAAGTTGGTCGAGGCAAAGCAGATTTTGGACGAGGGCAATGTTGATCCGTCAATCGCTCGTCACATCGTTTGTGCGCCAAAGCAAATCTCTGATCTGTTGAACAACACGACTGTAACATCAAGCGACTACAACACCGTCAAGGCGTTGGCGATGGGTGAAATCAACACATTCGTCGGCTTCCAATTCCATGTAAGCAACCGTCTAACAACAGACGGATCAGGTGACCGCCAGGTTATCGCGTTTGCTGGTGACGGCATCAAACTAGCGGTTGGCAAAGAGCCATCAGCTCGTATTGATGAACGTGCTGACAAATCATACGCAACGCAAGTTTACTACTGTCAATCAGTAGGTGCGACACGTATGGAAGAAGCCAAAGTCGTTGAAATCGCGTGCAGCGAATAATAAGGAGACTGACAAATGGCTACTGTATATTCAGCACAACGCACAAACTCACGCGCAACCCCAGCCGTGATGAACAAAGCAAATGAGCTTGGCGGTCGTATCCGCGTGGCTCATGGCACATACGAAGCATCTGCACTAGCGTCTGGTGACGTTATTGAGATGTTTGTCTTGCCTGATGGCGCACGTTTGTTGGAAGGCTCTTTGGCGCATGACGCGCTAGGTGCATCAACAACATTGTCTGTAGGTTATGCGGCACACACAAACGCGGCGGGTACAGCTGTGTCTGCGTCTGCGGCGGCTTACAAAGCGGCAGCTGCGTCAACATCTGCGGCAAAGAACGACATTCTTGCTACTCTAGCTCTAGGCTCAGGCTCAGAGACAGACACAAACGAGGATGGCGTGGCAATCACAGTAACAATGGGCGGTGCTGCTGGCACTGGTACTATTGAACTGACGATCATGTATGTGGTTGACTAATTAGGGCGGGGCGGTTCGCCGCCCCCTCTTTTACATGGAGATTGACTTTGGCTGATTTAGTTCCGTTTGATCCAAAGAAACACAAAGCGATTAATTTGCCTGGTGGTGGGAAGGCAACAGAATACTTGGCCTCAGAAATGTCTCCAGAAGGGAAAGCGTGGAATATTCCTCAAATTTGGTTTAATGTTGAAACTGGAGAGCCAAAGTTTTTAAAAGGAGACAAGGCTTGGGATGAAGCAAAAAGCTATGAGGAAAGAACAGGCAAAAAGTTTCCTAGATACAAAACAATCAAACAAGCTGTAAAGGCTGCACAGAAAAGATCGTCAAGCGGTGGTGCGTCTAAGAAAAGCCTGATGAATAGGAATTAAAGATGACGAGTACGGTTGACATTGCCAACTACGCGCTGAACAGTTTGGGAGCCAATAATATCTCAAGCTTTGATGAAAACAGTAAGCCAGCGCGATTGATCAATCAGCGTTATGATAGCGTGCGTGACAGTGTGTTTCGTGCGCATCCTTGGAACTGCCTGATCCGTAGGGCAGAGCTGGCACAAGAGACAGACGCGCCAGCATTTGGTTATACATATCAGTATGCCTTGCCGACTAATCCGTATTGCTTGCGCGTACTAGAGTTTACCAATGGCACATTGTCGTATCCGCAAGACAATATGAAAAGCAACACTGGCGGCCCTGTCTTTATTGTTGAGGGGCGTAAGCTTTTATCTGATGAGGGTGTTGTTAAAATAAAATATGTTGCTCGAATTACTGACCCGCAAGAGTATGATGCAAATCTAATTGACGTATTGGCTGCGTCTTTAGCTTTTGAAATAAGTTATGCGATCACAGGATCCAATAGCGTTAAGCAAATGATGGCGGCTGAGTATTCTGACAAACTTAAACAAGCAAGATTTGTAGACGGAACGGAAGGTGCGCCACAACGATTAGAGGCTAGTGACTTTATTGAAAGTAGGTTCTAATGGCACGATCAGCACCAGCGATTAGCACATTCACCGCAGGGGAAATCTCACCGCGCCTAGAAGGGCGCGTGACGATTGAAAAGTACCGCGAAGGGCTGTCCACCCTAACCAACATGATTGTGCAGCCACACGGCGGCGTGACGCGCCGTCCGGGTACAGAATACCTTGGGGAAGTTAAAGACAGCTCAAGCGTGACCCGACTTATTCCATTTGAGTTTAAGACAGCAGACACCTACGCGCTGGAGTTTGGCAATCAATACATGCGCGTGTTTCGTAATGGCTTGCAGGTTTTGGAAGACAGCGAAAAAACTGTCACAGCTATTACTAAAGCAGATCCTGGGGTCTTAACGTCTAATGCTCACGGCCTAAGCAATGGCGATGAGGTTTATTTGTACAACACTAGCGGCGATATGACAGAGTTTACAGCTCGAAACTATCTTGTCGCTAACGTGACAACGAATACATTTACGCTACAAGATTTGTTTGGCAATGACATTGATACAACGTCATACACAACTTATGGCGGTTCAGGCATTACAGTTGATAAGTTGTATGAAATCACCACGCCTTACACATCAGCTCAAGTAAATGATATAAGATTTGCGCAGTCTGCTGACGTTATGTATTTGGTTCACCCCAGCCATCAATTGCGCACACTCTCTAGAACAGATCACAATGCGTGGGAAATAAATGCAATCTATGCTGGCGATCCACAAACGCCGACAGCAATTACAGACATCACTCGCGCAGACCCTGGTATTATAACAAGTTCTGGTCATGGACTTTCAACAGATGACATTGTTTTGTTGAAAGATATTGGGGGTATGACTGAATTAAATGATAAGTTTTTTAAAGTTGTAAATATAACAGTAAGCACATTTTCATTAAAAGACATTGACGGAAATGATATAGATACATCAAGTTTTACAGCTTACAGCAGTGGCGGCACAGCTACTAAGATAAATCAATCTGTTCCTGCATTGTGGGGTACAGACAACAATCCATCTGTTGTGTCTTTCTTCGAACAGCGATTGGTATTTGGCGCAACAAACAATAATCCACAAACTTTGTGGTTTTCTAAAAGTGCTGATTATTTAAACTTTTCAGTCGGAACAAATGATGACGATGCCTTGATCTATACAATTGCGTCAAACAAAGTGAACGCAATTCGTTATTTTTCAGCAACGAGAATTTTGAATATTGGCACATCTGGCGGTGAGTATGTTCTAACTACAACAAATGGCGGGCCTGTCACACCTACATCAACTGTGATCCGTAAGTATTCCAACTATGGCTGCATTGACAGCGAGGTTGTTCAGGTTGCTGATGTTACCTTGTTTGCCCAGCGCGGTGCGCGTAAGGTTCGAGAGTTCCGTTATATTGGTGAAGTTGATGTTTCTGGTTATGCCGCGCCTGACATCACGATCCTTGCAGAGCATTTGACTGAGGGCGGCATTCAAGAGTTTGCGTATCAGCAAGAGCCAGAAAGTATTGTTTGGGCGCGTCGAACTGATGGCACACTGCTTGGTCTAACATACCGCCGGGAAGAAGAAATTGTTGCGTGGCACAAACATATTATTGGCGGCACATTTAGTGGCGGGCAGGCTGTTGTCGAAAGTATCATTACGCTGCCGACAGATAGCGGCGAAGACGAGCTGTATATGATTGTAAAGCGTACTATTAATGGTACTACAAAGCGCTACGTTGAAGTGATGAAGACGTTTGACTTTGGCGGCGACACAACTGCTGCATTCTTTGTCGACAGTGGATTGGTTTATTCTGGATCTGCAACAACAACACTGTCTGGTTTGTATCATCTAGAAGGTGAAACAATGTCAGTTCTTGCCAATGGCGCAACCCATCCAGACAAATCTGTATCAAGCGGCGGGATTACTTTGGACTTTTCAGCGACAAGCGGTGCGGTAGGATTTGGCTATACAAGTGAAATGCAAACATTGCGGCTAGAAGCTGGATCATCTGACGGAACGTCCCAAGGCAAGCCAAAGCGCATTCACGACATTACTGTGCGCTTTCATGAGACTGTTGGCGCAGAAGTTGGCACAGACAACGGAACTGCCGACAGGATATTTTTCCGCGACAGCTCTATGAATATGGACGAAGCTGTGCCATTATTTACAGGAGATAAAGAAATCGAGTTTGCGGGCGGTTTCACTGACGGTGATCGCATTTATGTGCGGCAATCACAGCCACTACCAATGACGGTTCTAGCGTTGTATCCACGCATGAACACGTTTGATTTGTGAGGTGATTAGATGGCACTGTTTGAAGTATTAACACTTGGTGCAACAATCCTTGGCGGGATGAGCGAGAAGCGTGCGTCTAATCGGGCTGCCGAAGCTGCACGCGAAGTCGGAGAGTTTAATGCTGGCTTGATTGAGCGGGACATTGACCTGCTTGAAAAACAGCGTGAAATCATCAACCGCAATTCCGTCTTACAAGAGCGGGTTGACCGATTTAGATTTGCCGAAAGCCAAGGATCTGTTGTTGCACAGTACAGCGCTGCTGGCATTGATGTGTCGCACGGCACGCCAATGCGCGTGTTGCGACAAAATGCGCGTGAGTTTGAGTATGATCAAGCCATTGCTGATTTTAATAACGCTGTCACCAATATGCAGATCAATGATGCGCAAGAGAACGCGCGATTGAGCGCAGAGCTGTCACGCATGGAAGGCGGTGCGCAGGCTGCTGGATTGAGAGCGCAAGGCACAACAAGCTTGATCCAGAGCTTCGGTTCGGCAGCTCGGTTTGGCTACTCTAGTGGGATGTTTAGCTGATGAGAATACCAATATACAGATCGGAGATGCGCCCAACATCAGAAGCCCCTGGGGCGCGTATTACGGCTAGAAAGAGTGCTACGCCATTTGTGCAGGCAGCGTTGGCGAAAGGCGGCGTTGTAACTGAGATTGCAAAGCAGGCTGCTGAGTACAGCAATATGCGTTACAAGATGTTGGTTGAAACGCAAAAGAACGAAGCAATCTTTTCTGCCAAAGAAGCTTTGAACGAATTGTCACGCACGCTGGAAAAGAGCGAAGACATCGGCAACATCTTTGACGGCGAGATGAAGTATGACCAAGGCGTTGAAGGCGTTTACAATGAGATGCGTGCCAAGGTTGGTAAAAACAGGTATGCGCTGCAAGACTTTGAAAACAGCTTCCGTCAAATGGAAATACCAATCAAGTTCCGCTTGAAAGAGGTTGTTGACATTAAGATTGAAAAGCGCAGGCAGGCTGCGCTGAAGGCGCTAGAGGATCAGCAGGTCAATACGCTTTCAGACCCATATCTTGATTATACATCTGATGATCTAATCCTGTCGCAAGCTGGATTGCAAAGCATTCACGATCAGGCTGTGGCAACTGGTGGTGTTAATCCTAATATCATGGGCAACGTGAGTGAGCGGGTTTTACTGAAGGCTGCCAAGAATGTTGTGCCTGCTTATGCGGGCCGTGATCTGGATCGCGCCATGCAGTTGCTAGATGTTTACGATCAATTGGATAGAGTTCGAGCTGGTGAGATTGAAGCGTCAGAAATGGCAATTAGTGGAGAAATCCCTAATCACGTTTTGAATATGCTGCAAACTTTGCCACCAGATGAGGCAACAGCAATTCTTGGTAACACCTTAAAAAGCGCGGCTGCGTTCTTTAACGTCCAAGAAAAGATTGATGATGAAGTAATTGAAACGCAAAACCAGCGCAACACGAAGGCATACAACTTTGCGCTGTCTGTTGATATTGGCGAAGACGTTTCACCTTTTACAATGCAACAAATACTGTCACCATCTGACTTTGCGACATTTACAGAAACTTATGGCGATCGATCTATTTCTGGACTTGAGGCTAAAAAGTTTATTGAAGACGCATTGAATGATCAGTTCTGGATGGACAGGACGCAGCAGGAGGCTCTGCGTTCAGAGCTTGATATTGCAGGTGAGATTAAGTTTGCCCCGGCAGGCAAGGGAAGCGAAGCTGTTTATAGTAAGCTGGTCGCTTTGGCAGAAGCTGGTGAGCTGAGAGTTTCTGAGTTAAATGCAAACTCATCCCAAATCACAGCAGCTCAAAACCGTGAGCTGACAATGAAAATCTTTAATGAAGGTGACGAAGCCCTTAACGAAGCGTCTAAAATTATTAAAAGAAGTTTTAGATATAATGAACTTGATGCCGCTCAAGATAATCCAAAATTAGCAAGAGCGTCAAAAACAGCATTTGAAGCTGCTGATGCTGAATTACTTTTGGAATACATGGAGCGGCAGTCTGCTGGCAATCCAATGACGCGCACGGAACTTAGAGTGTTTGCGTTAGATCAGGTAGAAAAGTTTCAATCAATCTACGCCGAAGCATTGCGCGAAGAGTATGAGCAAGACATTGCTCAGTTCTCAGATCCGCACCCCGGGCTGTCCATTGACCCTGCCGATCCAATCGGGTCAATTGATAGATGGTATGGCAGCTTGAGCGAAACAGCGCAGCAAACCAAAAGAAATGCATACGCAGTAATGAAAGCGCGTATCAAAGCTAAGTACGCAAACACAGGATTGTACTAATGGCTGATTTATTAAACGACAACACAGACTTTGAAGTCAGCAAGTATTACGATGCGCAAGAGATGAATGATGCCGGGTTTGATCCTGCAATCATCAAAGACAAGAAAAGCGTGTTCAATCCTGAAAGCGGCATGAATGACATCCTGACATCCATGCCTAGCGGCGGCTACGTTAAGATTGGCGAAGAAGAGCCAGAGGTCATGGCAGAAGCGCCAGAGCAACCAATGATGCCCGGCGCGTCAGATGCAGCGCCTGCGCAAGCGGCGGCAGAGTATGCGCAGCAACTGCAAGAAGCGCAAGGATCGTACACTCTAGACGATCTACGGGCTGCTGGATACACTGACGAGCAAATCAGCACTGCTGGCTTGGATGTGCAGCCAACCATGCCTGAGAGCCGCACAGAGCCTCTCTCAGAGCAGGAAGTGGCTGACATCATATCATCAGGCCAACCAATCATTACTGCCGATCCCACGCTGCGTGACGAAGGCTCACAGATCGTCTCTAACTACTTCTTTAATTTAGCAGCCGCGGGCTTGATAGAAGAGTTAAGAGAGCAGGGCATGGGCGAAGCTGAAATTGAGCGCACTATGCAGGCTCGGGAGAACGAGCTGCTCCGCAACGCAGAGGTTTATTCTAACGCGCTGTTTGGAACAGGTGCGACAGGTTACGAGGTTGGAGTTGGTGATTTCTTGACCGCTGGGACTATGGACATCCAAGAGGGCTATCGGATGTTCCAACAGCAACGCGGCGAAGGCGGCACAATGGGCGGGCGTGCAATCGGCATGGCGATCATGGCGGCTGGCGTTGCCGAGGCCACAGGCGTTGGCTATGCGTTTGGCAAGCTGCTAAAGCGTGGCGCTAAGGCGCTAGAGCCGACACTGGTGCGCATGGGCGAAGAGGCGCAAGGTCGAATTGATGCAGAAGGTATGACGCTCTATAGCAACCCAGTGGGGCCAATATCTGATCGCGTGTTGGCAATGACTGCTAAATTGCTACAACCGCCAGAAAAAGAAAAGATTGCAGCCAATCTGCCTACGCCAGAAATTGCAACTGAAGCTGAAGCGCAAATCGCAGTTCAGAAAAACAACTACCCATCAGATGCAGGCTGGCTGCAAGAGGGCATGGAAGTTGCCAACGTTAAGCAAAAGAAAGATGGCAAAATTGAGGTAACCTATAAAGAGGTGCCATATAACTTCCACATCCCGCCAGAAGGCATTGATCCTGCGCAGTGGGAGCAAACAATTGCTGAAAAGACAATTGAGGAAATCAAATCTCTTGCAGCAAGAGCAGCGGCTGGCGATCCAGCAGCTAAGGCAATCATCAACGAGGCGAACTGGTATCGATCTATGCGAGCCAGAATGCGCCAAGAGTTTGGCGGTTTAGGTGATGTATTTGCCGATTTGCTTGGGACGACATCAGCTCAAACAGGTGTAACACAAAACTGGGATAACGCGATTGAGATTATGCGCCGATTTACGCGCGGCGAGTTTGACCAAGAAATTGCCATGTACGAAGAGATGTTGGCAAAGGGCGAAGCAAACCCAGTAAAACTTGGTCAGTTGCACAAAGACCCTAATAACCCGTTTAAACTTATTACTAAGGCAAGCGGTCAGTTGTTTAACGCGAACAGCCCAAGCTCAACAAGAGCGCTGCTAGATATGTTTAGAACGGCAAAAGGATCGCCCAAGACACCAAACTTTACAGGCAACCTGATTGGTTACACCAACGCAGCGACAGTTGATGTTTGGGCAGCTCGGTTCTTGCGCCGTATGTCTGGTCAAAAGCGCCTGCCGCCGCCTGTTGAAAAGGGCGTTGCCGGGCAGCACTTGGCAGGCAGTACACTGCAAGAGCCAAAGGTCGGATCTGAGTTTGGATTTGGTCAGCGCGTAATTCAAGCTGCTGCCGACGAAATTAACAAACAAGGTATAATTAAGTCGGTAGAGCCATCAATCGGTGATATGGGCGCAGACGATCTACAAGCTGTGCTGTGGTTCCTAGAAAAAGAAATATGGACAAAGAAAGGCTGGACAAGCAAAGCGGGCGAAGGCGGGTCATTAGACTTTGAGGCATCTTTGGCAGGCGCAGCGGATCAGCCGCGCGTTAAGCAGCTAAGAGAAAAGCTAAACAAAAAGTTTACGCCGCCAAAGCCGTTGAAGCAAAAGGCTGGAGAAACTGACGAAGAATACGCAGCCAGAATGCAAGAGCGGGAAGACCAAGCGCGTCAGGCTGACGAGCTTGCGAAGCAAGAAGCGCAAGAAGAGCTAGACGGTTCATTTGCACCACTGGCAAGATACGTTTTAGGTATTAGTGTTGAGCGCCCAAATCAAAGGCCTACAAACGTAGCGCAGGCAGAAACCGCAGAGCGGTTAGGTCAGCCAGCTAAAGATGACCCAAGCGTTGTGATGTATCAAGTTAACAACACCTATGGACGATTTATGCAGGAAGACGAGCGTGCGTTTAACGCAGAGTTTGTTGTTCGTGAAAACTTTGACCCAACTGGCGTAAAAACTAGGATGGTGGAAGTGGCTAAGGATGCGGATCAGGATGCTGCATTTATATCTAAAATTGTGCCAGAAAGAACACCAGACACGCGCCCAGGTGTAGAGATATACTTTAGAACGCGGCAGTCTGCTGACTTTGCTAGAGACTTATCTGATAAGCTTACAGAGTATGGCGTTGACGGATTTACATTCGTAACAGATGCGCGAGTTCAAGACATGCCTGGGCGGCAAGCATTGCAAAACGAAGAGGCCGTTGCAGGCATTACTGGCTTGAGGTTCCAATATATTCCAGAGTTTGATGTCGGCGCAGATGCATGGAAGGCGATGACACCAGAGGAAAAAGCTGCTAAAATTGATGAGATCGAAGACATGTTTGATGACATCGTCATTGATATACAAAAGGAAAACAGCGACATTGCGACAGCAATTGTCACACACAATGAGACAGAAGTAATTGAAAGGGGAGACTATGACACAGTCCTTGGAAAGACGGTTAAGTAGGTTGCAGGAAAAGTATGGTGAGAACGCGCCAGAAATCCAATGGCTTAAAGACCAAATCGCGGCAGAGCAATCAGGCCAGCCAGCGCAGCAGAAATATGTTATTGGCATGACCAAAGTAACAGCACAAACGTAAAGGCTTAAACAGTGGCAATCGATCCAACCCAGCTAGCAGAAGACCAAGAAGCCCGGCAGCGTGCAAACATTGCTGGCGCACCTACTGAGTTTGCCAAAGGGCCAGAGCAAGAAGGTATTCAGGTTGCTGGTGTTGGTGATCTATTCAGCTTGCTGGGCAAGCTAGAGCCAAAGGTTTCCAAGCCAACACCGCCATCAGGCGTAGTTGGCACAGCCCCTCGCGTTCCAACGCCACAAGAGCGCGGCCTAATGGAAGCGCCAAAGCTGTATTCTGAAGCAGCCACAAAGCGTGAGTTGGCACCTCAGATACTTAGCCCAGAAGGCGTGCAGACATTTGAAGAGCGTGGTTTAAAAGCCCCGGCGATTGGTGAGGAAGCGCCAGCCGACACTTTGGTTGATGCACAATCTGCCTTGGCTGATGAAGCCGCAGAGGCAGAAGCAAACGCAATTGATGTCAACGAGCAAGCTAAGGCGGCACTGCGAGCTGAGAAGCAGGGCTTTAAGCCAGAGACAGGCGTGGCTGCTGAAGAGGTTGCGGATGAAGTTTTAACGCGCATCAGCACAAAAGATCAAAACATTAAGTCGCTGCAAGATGGTGGCGATTTTAACTTTGACTACATTGACAGCCAAGATGACGTAAAGGCAGTCATCACTGCAATTGGTGATGTGTACGAAGATGAAACAATCGCACGCAAGCGTGCCAACATCCCTAACAACAAAACAATCTTTGACGCGCAGCAACTGCTGCTGGATGAGATTGGCTTTACTGGTGAGCTGTTGCAGCGTCAGATCGGTGATGGCGCACTGACTGCCGCGCAGTTTGTTGCGGCACGCGAATTGTTGGTGCGTAGTGCAACTAAGCTTGAAGACTTAGCGAAGCAAATCAAGAGCGGGCAGGCAGATGCATCTGTGCGCCTAAAGTTTCGCAGGCAGCTTGCGATCCACAGCGGCATTCAATTACAGCTAAAGGGTGCGCAAACAGAAGCAGCTCGGGCATTGCAATCATTCCAGATCCAAGTCAGCGGTGAGCTGGATGCAACGCGCTACGCTGAAGAGGCGCAGCGGTTGTTGGCAGAAAGCGGAGCTGACGGCGTAACAGATGCAATGGCAGATCGCTTGTTAAAGGCTGGCAAAGAGAACGGCCTAAAAGGCATCAACGATTTTGCCAATGGCGGCTGGTACGCAAAGACAAAGCAGATGGTGCATGAGGCGTACTTGGCAGGCTTGCTGTCATCCCCGGCAACGCAGGCAAAGAACGTGATTGGTACAGCTTCTTTCATGCTGTTTCAGTTGCCAACAGAAGTCTTTGCGGGAATGTATGGCAGCGTAGTGCGCGGGGCGCGTAAACAGCTTGGCATGCGTTATCCAATCAGCGAAGATCAAGTGTACATGGAAGACGCGCTGCTGCGCTTAAAAGGTTGGTCAGATGCGTTTGGTGATGCAATGAAAGCTGCATCAATCGCATGGCGCACTGAGATGCCGTCAGGCGCAAGCAAGCTAGATGTCGAGCAGTATGCGGCGACATCAGGTCAGAGCAACAGCTTCTTTGCAAAATCACTTGATGAGCTTGGCAAGCGCATCCGCATTCCGTTTAGGCTGTTGCTATCTGCCGACGAGTTTACAAAGACAATCTCCCAGCGCGGCGAGTTTTACACAGCGATTAATAAACGCTATCAGCATTCACTGCGCCAAGGCATGAGCAATCAGGAAGCACTTGACGAAGCGGGCATGCTGCTGCTTGATCCTCGGGCAATTGCAGATGATCTAGACTTTAAGGCTCGATTTGACACGTTGCAGTCAGACTTGGGGATGTTTGGCAAAGTGGCAGGCATGATGCAGCGCACATTGCTAGGCCGTTTCATCATGCCATTTGTGACAGCGCCAACAAATGCCTTGTTGCGCACAATGGAATACACGCCATTCAGTAAGACATCTATTGATTTACTCGGTAAGAACGGCCCACGCGCACAACAATTGGCGGCAGGGCGCTTAACGCTTGGCGGTGCAGTTGTTTATAAGACAAGCCAGTATGCAATGGAAGGCAGGCTGACAGGCGGGATGCCAAGCGATCAAAAGACGCGCGAAGCTTTGCCACCGGGCTGGCAACCATACAGCTTTGTGCTGAAGGGCGAAGGCTTTCCAGAAGGCATGCCGCTGTATGATGCGTTTGGCGTTCCTAATGGGCCGCTACTATATGTCAGCTATGCAGGTTTTGAGCCTGTCGGCGGCATCCTTGCGATCACAGCAGACACAGTACAACGCGCCAACAAAACAAACGATCCAGAGTTGCAGCAAAATTACATTCATGCAGCCGCACTTGCGACAGCAGAATATTACAAAGAGCTGCCAATGCTGCAAGGCGTTGCAGATGTCGTTGCATTTATGGATGGCTTTGACGCAGCCAAGCTTGCAAGAAGCTACGCAGAAAGTGCAACGCCAACTGGCCTGCCAAATCCTCTAAGTTCGTTACAACGAATGTTCCAACGCTTGGCAGATCCGACAGGCGTGCGTCCGCGTGAGGATATTAAGTATTACACAATGGAAGACTTGGAAGAGACATACGTTGATGAGGACGGTGTTACGCAGTTCAAGTATGCCAAGGCTGATGGATCAAAGAACTACGCAATTGTTGGCACGCCTAAAAGCGGTGGCGGCAGAATGGTTGCGGAGTTTTTTGCTGAAATGGACGCGCTGCAATCTAAAGACAGCTTCTTCCGCGATGAGCGGGATCGCAATGCAATCGTTTACGACACGCTCGGCGTAGCACGCGGCAAAGATGAGTTTAGCTTTGCTGCCCGCCCAGGGGCTGCTCTGTTCAGCAACCTATCAGGTTTGCGCCTAAAGAAAGGCGAAGAGCTGGAAGGCTACGAGAAAGAGTTGATCCGCTTACAAGCGATGACAAATGTTTGGCCTTTGACCAACCCTGAAAGAATGGGAACGATTAAGTTGAGCTACGGCATGCAGTCTGATTTGGTTAATATGGCTAAAAACGAAATCAGCGTTTATCGCAGCGGCTACGGCAATCTAACATTCCGTCAAACACTAGAGGCGGTGACATCATCTTTGTCATATCAAGCGCTGACTGACAAAGAGCGTGTTTCGCTTTTGCGGAGCATAAACAGTAAGTTTATAGA